GTTACCGCTGTTTTTAATTTAGAACCAGGATTTGCCTTTCTATAAGACTCTACACCTTTTTTATTTAATCCGCCAGACTCACTCTTACCTTCTTTACGTTGCCATGCTGGAGTTTTAGCCATTAAGCCACCTTTTTATTTTTTTTCTTTTTTAATATTGTTGCTACGTTAGTTGGCTTACCACCAGGATTACCAGCTTTTTGTTTACGTCTAACAGCACTAGCTTTTTGACCTTTTGACATAGCTCTTGCCTTTGCTATTGGCACACACTTAGGATAATTTTTTCTTTTTTCTCCGCCACTACGACCACATTTAGGATATGATCCGTCTGATTTTTTATTGGCAATATCAACCCAATTGTCTTTCACCCATTTACGTAATCCGTTTTTTGCCATGTTGTTTCCTTATACTATTTTTACCAGTTTTAAAAATAGATGCCACTTTATTTTTACCCATTACTTTGGCTCTTTGTTCCCCAACAGTAAGGATTTGAATTTTTCGTGCAAACGGTTTGTTAACTTTACGCACCTTGGCGACTGTTTTGCGTGCATCACTCGGAGTAGTAAACTTAATGCCGACAGTGTCTTTAGGATTTTCATCTGTATATAATCTTCTACCTGAACCTTTAGGTTTTTTACCTGTTCCAGTTTTTGGATCTTTAGCCATTATGCATATGCAGTGGTTTTTCTTTTAGATTCCATAACTGCTCCACAACCTCTAGCGACCCCACCATTGTTCATATGTGATACTTTTTTTCTTGATTGTGATAGTTTGTTACCATTACCAATCATACCACCATCGGCTTTTTTATCTTTTTTTCCGCCTGGTGTAATTTTACCACTACAAACAGCACTAGCGTACATATTTGCATACGCTGAGGGGTACACTTTGAATTTACGCTTCGCTGCAGCTTTACCTCTTGGACATAATTTACCCATTTTTACTTCTCCTTACTAGGTTTCCACCCTGTTTTACGTAATGTACCATAAACATAAGCATTTTTTGCTGATTTTGACAAGTTTTTCTTATTTGCTCGTCTTTTTAGCTTAGCCTCTAGTTTTTTTGGCACTTCTATCCTTGTCTGCTTTATCCAAAGCAACATTTGCACGTAATTGAGCTATATCTTCCTGACTTTCTATCTTTTCACGTGTTAATTTATCTGTTTGTTGTAATTTTTTCTCATTTAAGGCTTGTTTTTCACCCATTGCAAATGCTTTTAACTCTAAATCGTCCTTTCTAAGGTCAATTTCTTGTTGTTTTAGGTCAACAAGAGGATCATTTGCAATATTATCTAACATTTCTTGCTCTTCAGCTACCATTTGTTCTGTTATTTCTGCTATTCTTATAGCCACACCACTTTCTGTACGTTGTGCTAACTGCTGTTGTTGCTCTGGTGTCATTTGTCCGCCTGTTTGAGCCATCATCTGTTCCATTTCGGGTCTTAATTCCTCTTGAACTATTGATCTTGCCATAAATCCTACATGTTCTGATATGTGTGATTGTAAAATTTGCATCGCAGCAGGGTTTGATTTAACTAAAGCTGATGACATGAACGCTCTATGTGCACGAATGTGTGCAGAATGGTCTTGTTCTGGAAATGGTAAGGGTGGTAAACCATTTAATGTACCTGCATTTTCTATTGCTGGATCTTGTGGTTGTGGCTCTGCTGGTGGTGGTAATAATTTTTCAATATCTTGTACACCTAAAGCTGCGTACATTCTAGCATAAGCCTCTCTTAGATCATGCATCTCTGGGTTTGACTGCGCTAATTGTAATTGTGACTGAGCTAATGTAACTCTTTGAGCCATAGAAAATATGTTTGGATCAGATACAGGTATGACATCAACCCTGTTATCAAAGTCTGACTGTTTAATATTTTGTTCTCCGCCTGAAACCATGTAAGGATAATTAGGTGGTAAGTAATCAGCAAATACTTTTGCTAATAAATTAAATTCAGTTTTTTGTGCATAGTGTAATCTTTTGTGTATAGCAGACATAACTTTCATGCCACGCTCTAGTATAGCCATGGTGGTGCCAACAGGTTGTTGTTGACTACCTGCATTCTCACCAATCATCATATCAGCGACACCTGCAAATCTTCTACCCGCATCAACTACAAAACCTAATAAACTAAATAGTGTTGCACTAGGTTCTTTGTAAGGTAATGGCATTAAAGATTCACGTAGATTACCACCAGGTGCATCTACATCTCTCCATTCGCCAGGATTGATAGCCTCATCATCATCTCTAATTCTTAAACCTCTAGCTTTAAAACCAGCTGGTAAGTTTGATAAAGTTCCTGCATCTACAAGTTGACGTAATGCTGCAGTGGCAGTTCTAGATAAACCACCTAACATGTGTATTAAACCAAAACCATAGAATCCTAGGCCAGGTAAAAATTTAAAATGTGTAAAAAACTCTTTCTTTTTTCTAAGCGGATCACCCTGTGTCCAGTTACGATAGATTGATAAAACCTCACCAGAGTCTTCGTCTATGGTAACAATATATGGAACCATGATACCAGTTTTTTTATTATTAGGTCCCATGTCTTCAAAACCAGGTAAATCTAAATCGACATGCATTTCTAAAATATTGTGTTCATCTTCAGCAAAAGATATTTGCTCTACACCTGAAAGCTCATCTTGCTTTTCTTTTATTTCATCTGTATTGACTGATCCACCTGATAAATCAATATCTCTATAAAATCCTGACACTTGATTTTTTCTTAAATCATTATGTTTCATTTTTACAATGTGTGTGATTCTGTTGCATGATTCTAGATCTGTAATAAAGTAAGGAACTACTAAATCCTCTGCTGGTACAAATTTAGAAACTGCTCTTTCTAATGTTGAGTCATAATAAACTTTTTTAAAAGCAGAACCTGCTAAAGGTAAATGAAATAACATTTGATCAAGCTCAGGATCAAACTCCTGCATCTCTGTTGTTATTTGATAGTTCATAAAGTTTTTTATTCTTTCGGCTTGTTGTTCGACAGCTAATGACGGTGCACCTAATATCTCTGTTCTGACGGGTCCGCCAGGCGGTAATAATTCTTTGTAAGCCTGTGCTTGGAATTGTGTTACTGCTTCAGCTAACAACGGATGTGTTACACCAGCAGCACCTGCAAAAGGTTTTGATCTTTCTTCGTATTTAAATCCTAATAAGTCTAAACCCTCTTTGTATGTTTTTTCCCAATCGGATCTTGAATTTTTATCATCTTCATAATTTTTTTGTAAATCTGATGACAACTTTTGTAATACATCATCATCCATAAATTCTGCTAAGTTTGCAAAATAATCACCCTCTGATTGTTTTTTTGTAGGATCAAAATCTAGTGTTACGCCACCATCTTCTTCTTGTATAACTTCTACTTCTTTAGTGGTGTTTTCTGGTTCACGTAATTGTATCTCTTCTCCAACACCTTCGACCTCTAAATTTTCATTTGGCGATATGTCAATCGCTGTATTTTGTATACGCTTTTCTACCATGCATTAGCTCCTATAGGAGATAGTAAATCATTCAATGAAACTATCGGTGTGTATAATATACTTTTTTTCACTAATCCTCCATCCTTTTTATAAGCTTTATATGGAGTTAACATATCAGGTGTCAACTCTATCATAAAAGTATCTACACCAGAACCTGCGTGACCCATATCTACTTTGCCTACTTCTACTTTTGAATTTTTCATATTAGCTATTTTGTTAAGTGTTTCTTCAACATTACTTGTAAAGTGTTGACCTGTATGATCGTTTAAATTAGGACCACCGTACTGCATATCATAAGCCACCATTTTACCGCTCCTATTTTCAGCATTTGGTGGTACCTCTACGCCTCTACCACCTTGGTAAGCTTTGACAGCTTTTGATGGCACAACGGCATAATGACTAGGTGCACTTTGATTAACAACTAAATTACCTGCATCGTCAAAACTAAATCTAGCCTTAGCTGCGTGGTAAATATCATTTTTAATAATAGCATCTACCCAATCCTTTTGATCTTTAAACGGTATGTTAGGAAATAAATCAGTAGCGTCTATATCATCAATTGTAGCGTTAATTCTTTGAAGTGCTAAATCTCTTTTAGTTGCAGCTTCACCTAATTCTTTAAAACTAGCTTTAGTTATATCGTCCATTTCCATTTTACCTATCCTTTGAAAGATAGCATCTGCTTGTATTAATTCATCGATAGACTTTTTTAATTCAGCAAAAGTGGCTGGCATAGGTCTAAACATATTTTCTAATTTACTATACAATCTATTTAATTCAGAATTATTGCCAATAACATTTGGATTGTTATTTATGATGCCTCTTATTTCTGATTTTATCTCAGCTTTTAAACTCGATGCTTTTTGTAAAAAGTCTGATTGTATTTCATCAGCTATGTTAACTTTAATAGATCTGTTGTTTAAGGTAGCGTTTCTATGACTGCTTAAAGACCAACCAACAACATACGGTTCTCCAACTAACGTATTATTTTGTGCTCTAAAGTCTGGACTTGTGTCTACACGTCTCATATTACCGTGCCCTTCATATTGTCTTATCTCTTCAGGTAATGATCCAATGTCTCCACGTATATCTTTTGAATCTAACCACAATACTCTTTCTGTTCTAGTGCCGTCTATATAATTAGAATGTCTACCAGAGTCACCATATTTTAAAGTTCCAGTGGCGTCACCGTAGGACACTGTTTGTAAATAATTTGTTGGTGATGTATCAACTAGTTCTTTAATTTCTGCATAAGAAATTTTTTGATCATTTGTAAACTTACCTGTCTCTCTGTTAAATCCACCTTTTCTATTTAAGTAAGATCTAATATAAGAATCGTAAAGCTCACTTTCTTTTATACCTTTTGATCTAAACCAATCGTGCCAATCTTTCGCTGACAAACTAACATTTTCTGATGTTATATTTGTGCCCCTTATATTTAAAGTTGGTTGATTTATAATACCGTCTAATTCAGAATAAAATAATTTATTGTTACTTGAACCAATAATTGTCTCTGGTGTTACTGTCGGAACTAATGCTGTGCCAGGTTTAGTAGTAGGTTTCTTTTTTATTTTGACAGGCACGTCTACTTCTTTGACTGTAAATGTTTTACCTTCTAAATCTCCTAAGCGTAGTGCTTTTTGTTGTGCATCATCTAAGCTTTTTGATTGAAATACTTTCTTGCCAGTGTCATCATAAATATCATATCGCTTTTCTAGTAAGGGTGCCTCTGGTGCTGGTAATTCTTTTTTGGTTTCAACTTTTTTTGTTACCTGTGGTACGTCACCTAATAAAAAATTTTTTGGTAAAGGTAATGCTTCTGCTTTAGGGACTAATAAGTTTCCTATGGCTGAAGCTGCTTTTGATACTATAGATTGTTTTTCTTGTTCAGTTTCTACATCACCACCTTGTTCAAAATTAAGTGGTTGCCCTAACATTATGTAAGGCGCACTGCCACTAAGAAACATTTCATCTGATAAACCCTCCTTAGGAGCTTGTCGTGATATTTTAAAAGAAGAAGGATCAGTTATGTACTCATCCATTTTACCATCAAAATAGTTTATATTTTCTGCCAAAGTAGGATCATCTAATCTACCAATAAAAATACTTTTAACGCCAGGTTGATTAGGCTCTACCGACACCCTATCCTTAAATGTAGTTTCTAAAATTTCTTGTACATTTTCTGGTAGTTGTTTATCAGTAAATCTTAGATAAGCTCTAATACCTTTTCCGTTCATTTGTTGATCAATTTTTAACAATTTGTCTACATTTTTTTCTATGTCTTTTCCTTTTTTTAAATTAGCAATTGCATTTGTTGTGGCATTTTCAAATCTATTTTGTAAACCAATGTTATGTGCCATGAAATTGACACTGTAAAACTCAGGATAAAAAAACAATCCTTCTAGTCCTTTTGCTGTTTTAAACATTTCACCCTTAACAGGAGTCTTACCTTTAGTTTTTCCAATCGGCATGATGTGTGCCATTTGACCAATAAAATGTTGAGTTGCATAATCCTCTGCCATACTGGCTATGTCATCTCCGTAGGTGTTATCTGGGTAAACTTTATTATATTCTTCTACAAATTGTTTTTGAAACCCTTCGTTTTCTAAAACTGTTTTTTTAAATTTATTAATCGTGTAATCTGTTAATTTATCTCTATGATCTATTTTTGCTAATAATTTTTCATAGTCACCAGGTTCAAAATATTCATTTCTAATAAATCGAAATAGTTTTTCTCTTTGCTTATTCATGGCGGCTCTATCGTAATCAGGATTTTTTGTATATGTTGCCTTACCATCGTCACCAATTGTTCGTATTTTGTTTGGCACGATACCTGCATCTTCCATAATTTTAATAAACTCTGCCTCATTACCAAAAGCATTTGATCTATACATATCTCTAATAACTAAATTTTGAACCTTAGCTTCTAATGTAGAATCTCGTGTTGCTGGAGGGAAGTAACTTTCAAAAAAAGTTCCTGCTCTACCTTTTACTTCTCTAGCACTTGCTAAAGCACTAATGCCTTTTGCATCCTCATTAATTAATCTTGCTAATGTTGTTCTAGGTATTCCAGTTAAATCACTGGCAGTCAATATATTTACTTTACCACCTATTTCTTCTGACTCATCTTTAAGTATTTGCAAAACTTCATCTGTTATCTGATCTTGTCTTGGCACTTGTTTTTTTCTTAAATATTTTGCTATGTTACTATTGGGATTATTTTTAGCGTACTCCTCTATTACTGCTGCTCTTGTGCCTACAATCTTAGCCATGGTAGTCGGAGCGATATCCCCCTCAGGTTTATCTGCTCCTAATTTTTGATCATATTGTTTTATTTTATTTTGTTGACTTTGTTTTTGATTTATATTTCTTTGAATTAAAGAATCAGCAGGATTATATTTTTTGTTAACCTCTGTTGTTAAAGTTTGAACCGCATCATCACCTGCATCAACTAAAAACTTTTGTGCCAATTTATTTTTACCTGCTCTTGCAGCATTTATCGCCAAACGTATGGGAGCGGTAATCGGTGTTAGCAAACCAAGTGTAGCGATATCAACTGTGTCTATAATACCAAACAAGTAATTATTTAAATCATTTCCCTTTAAATCACTTACCCTAACTTCACCAGCTGCTACTTTTCTATGTATGTCCGCAGTATCATTAAAGAAAAAACCTCTAAACTGTTTAAATCTATCTCCTAATGTTAAAGGATTAAAATTAGTGTCTCTTCTAATTTCGTTATATAATTTTTCTAACTCTGGTTGTCTTTGTTGCGGTAATAACTTATTGATCTCATCTATTCGATCTGCATAGTTTTTTAATGTCTCTTGATTAGCCTCGTCTCTTTCTCTGAGTGCAGTTCTTTCTTCTTCTGGAATATCTACTAAATTTAGTAAACCCGTTGTAACTCCGCTTTTAGCGGGGGCCGCTGTTAGTTCTTCAACAGCATCTTCCATTACATTTAAAAGTGCATTATTTTTTTCATTTTGTTTTGCAGTTAAAAAAGAAGGTAATTGATTTACCCCCTCAGCTGCATTATCGAAGAAAGGTTTTATTGAACTGTTAGTATCGGGTCTAGCCATTAGTAATATTCTTTTCGAATCTTGGGCACTGGATCATCGACAAAGTCATCACTTAAACGTAAGAAGTTACCTTGTCTAAAACGCATTACGGCTTGTGTCATGCTATCCACCAAGTCATCATGATCTCCATAAGGGAACGCTGC